AGATCGTTGACACTCTGGACTTACTGCCGCCAAAGTACAATCGTCCTTCGTGGAAAGTGACGGTTCTCGGCCAGCCCTTAGTGCTAGACCAAACAGCTTCGTAGCCGCCTTCGACTTCCCATGAACCACTGGCAATGGCATTTGTATCGAAGAAGGGAATCTCAGTAATTCCGCGTACCACCGTGCCAGAATCAAAAGCCGTTATCCTTAATCGTCCCTGCGGCGTAGCATTAATGTATTGCCCGACGCTGCCAGACGTAAACACCGAAGCGGATGCCGTAACCTTAACCGTCCCAGAAGTCTTATCAGGGGTAAGCGTCGCAGCAGGATTCGTAAAGGTCTGAGTAAATGCGTAAAATGGGATCGAATCAAAAGTAATCGCAGATATTGTCCAAGACGCATCATTGGCACCACGCACTAATTTAACTGGGGCAACGTCCGGGTGGACAATAATCATGGTATCTGCTGACTGCGTGTAGCAGATGGTGTTTAAGCGAGAACCTGTCAGGCCAACGCCACTGGTGCTTAGATAATCGTTGCCAGACGCATTGATGTTCGTAATCAGTACGCCATCCTTAAAGACAGCCATCTGGTTATTGGTAAAGCACAACATATAGCTGTCTGTTACCGAGAACTCAAACGGAACTAACCGTGCGCCAGATGAGGCATTAGCAATCTCTGCAATGTACTTTAAGCCTGAACGACGCTTCACACCGCCCTGTGGCTGCACAATAACATTCGTCAACTTCTCGCAGGCATTCTCGTATTGCTTTAGGTCAATACGCGCACGGAGCAACGGGTCAATCTCACCCGAAGTAAAGTTGGTCTGAATGTTGATGAAGCGTGTCATCAATACCTCACAGCAATTAGGCTGTAATCTTCAATCGACTGCGGTGGCTGGCCTTGGCCTTCGATGTTGGCAGCAATGCGGAAGTAGCCACCACGGCCATTCTCAGACGGAGCGCCAACCGCAACACCTTGCCAATACTGTGCCTTGCTGGCCTGATCGGTCAAAGGCTCTGCCAAGTGCCATGCCATCATGTACTTCAGCAACTGAACGAAGTACACCGGCATTTTGTTTTCAGGTACCGAGAACTGATAGTCAACAACTATTGTTGTCGAGTTAGTTAATAGCTTGTCTTCATAAAGCTCCCATTGCTGGAACGGGCGCTCACCGACAGCGGTGCTGGTAAATGCAGCACGGGGTGGGCCAATACGATCCGCAGGAAGCTGATAAGCGTACCGCCATTCATTGATTGGGGTAGTAAGAATCTGGGATAGTGAGACTTTTTTGAATGAGAAAGCCCACGGATACTGCTGTAGCAGTGAATCGCGGACGTTGGGATAGATACGGTCGCAAATGTTGGCTGCGTCTGTACCTTCACTAAACGACGAAATAGGCTTTGCTCCGATCAGCAATAGCGCATCAGAACAGATTCGAATTGATGTATCACCGGCTGCCATCGCAAACCCTTCATGTAAGAAAGGGCTGACCCCTCATTGAGAAGCCAGCCCCCGGTACTACAGCTAACCAGATTAGTCGCTGTCGGTCGCGTCAACGGTCGTGCCGTTGGTTACGTCCACCACGGAGCCGGTGTTTGAGTTTACCCAAACAATCGACATTGCCGCAGTGCCACCAGTGCTGGTATGGCAGAAAATAACGTCGCCAACCTTCAGAACCGATGCAACGCCGTTGAAATACCCGGAGGTATTAACGTCAGCAATTGCGTCAGTCGTGCTGTAGGTGTGCATCGATGGCGCGTTACCGGCCTTTGATGCGCCGTGTGTGTTAAAACCAGTCATCGAAAATGCCATGATTACTCTCCTTTACGCGCCGTTTTCATCGCAAGTGATTTCCACGATGCCTTCAGCGTCGATAGCCACAGCACCAGCCGAGAACATCGAAGCAACCAGATAAGAAGTCTTCTCTGCGATGTAATCGATGCGAGTGGTCAGGCCCATACCTTCGGCCATACCCACTGCTTGCTTGTGGTATGCGTACACTTTACGGTCACCCGACGAAATTGCCAGACCACCTTCATCGCGGTCGCCAATGGTGATGAACTTGAAGCCCAGATAGGTATCAAGCTGACCAGCCACCAGTGCCTTGACGGTGTTGAAGTCAGACGATTTCACTTCTGTCTCGTCCAGCAACGACGCGAGGTTGTTAGCATGGATGATGATGAAGCGGTCAGTCGGAGGGACGTTCTTGGCATCCAGTGCCTTCTTAGCTGCCAGCAGCTTGTCCAGATTCATGTTGCTGTTTGCACCACCAACGCTGGAAGCAACTGTCAGGGAAGTACCGGAGTTCGTCAGGGAGTCGAGAATCAACTGGTCTTGACGACGAGCAATAGCTTTCGACACAACCTGAACGAGTTCTTGACGCTCGTCAAAGTTGATCTTAGCTTGGTTGAAAATGTCCGAGTATTCGGCAGCAATGTAATCCGACAGGGTGCAAGTAACTTGCGAGTAGGTTACATTCAGTGGGGTAACGTCAGTTTGCGGAACGCGAACATTAGCGACACCACGACCGATTTTTGGGAACTTGTGGGTTGCAGCCTCTACACCTGTACGAAGACGAACCGTGTTACGCAGGGCGCTTTCGCCTTGATAAGCCTGCTTAACTTCGGCATCGAACAGGGTAACAAAGGCATTAGATACTGAGATTGCCATATTATTACCTCGTCAAAAAGTTAAAAAAACACTCTTTGCCTTGGTTATCCAGAATTACTGGGCCGCGACTTGCGTTTACGCCACGCCAATGCGAGAAGGTTCACTTCTATAAAGGGCCACAAGGGTTGTCCTTGTGACAAGCTTATACACTACATTTTTGGAAATTGCAAATAAAAAACCCCGCCGAAGCGGGGAAGTCTCCACGAAGGAGGAGGTTAGCTGCCAAACGCCTGCTGAAAAAGCTTTTCGACTTTGCGCCGATATTGTGGATCGGTCTTGTACTCTGGGCGACCTACCATCTCGTAGAGTTCGTCCTTACTAGGCGCACCCTCAAGAGGAACGGATTCTACAGGAACTCGGCCCTCATAGGCCTCCCGAAGTTTTGTCAAAGCGTTAAGACCTTTGGCTGTGCCGCCCCAGACCTTAAACTCGTCGAAGTCGTCCGCAGACCAGATACCTTTTTGCACCAGCCCTCTTGCCCACTGGGCATGGCCTTGGATGATAGCATCGGCTTTAGGACCCAATAATGCCCGTTCCCGCTCGGCACTTTGCTGGGTCATCTCGGACTGAGCGCCCATGATCTCGCCAAACTGACTTGCCATTTCGTCAAATGCTTCTTGGCTTAGACCGTATTTAGCAGCCCAGCCGACATAAGCACTTGCCAAAGGATCATCGGAGATGTCCTCGCCCAGCACGGAAGTATCGTATTTACCGCCTTCGGGAGCCTTGTGCTTTCCTGCACGAAACTTTTTCTCCAGTTCCGAGTAGGATTTTGCCAGCCCTTCGAGGTCGGGTTCGTTCTTGTCTTTGACCCAGAACTTCTCGGGCCAATAGTCTGGCCGCTCTAGCGGATCGTCATCGATCTCAGCGGACAGGTTTTGGGATGTTGGTTGGTCAATATGTGGAACACTTACACCAGCCTCCGGGGTTGTCGCCTCGTCAGCGGAATCAATCGATTCGCCGGCGAGAAGGCCACCAGTATCTGCTGTGTCTGTCATTGCAGGGCTCTCCTTATTCGAGCTTCAAGATCGCGGATAACGGCGTTCTGACCTTCGCGCCAGTAGCCATAACTGTTATCCGCACCGGGTTGCCACGATGGATTTTCAAGGTAAGCTTCTCGCATCCATTGCAGCAATTTTTTACCGTCCTCAGTGCCAAACACACGCTGCACTAAGCGGTCTAGTTCTTCTCTTTTTGATATAACTTCAGCCGCATCGACTGTAGGAATTGCTTCTAAATCATCCCACCCAGCCATAACTCTCCCTATTTTGTTGGCAAATTAAACTTCTCCGTGGAATCAGCAAAGGGAGACTTGTTCTGTTTGACTCTCCCAGCCGCATAATCAACCGCCTTGTCGATGATCGATGGCGGTATGTTCTTCATAAAGTCAGGTGAATCGACATTGCTCTTACGCAAGTAATCCAACTCTTGCTTGGTAAGTGTCGGGACGATCAACGGGATCAGCGTTTCCTTGCCGTTTAAGCCTACGCCAATGCTAACCTCGGTCATGACATTGCCGTCTGGGCGTGGGATTTCACCAAAGAATCCTTTGCCCTTTGGGCTACCGTCTGGTCGCTTGCCGTAGTCCATTACATCATCCCCTCTTCCATTTCACCCGATGCTTGCTCTACTACTTGCGTCGCACCGGCTGGCACCATACCTTGCTGTTCAGCCATTGCTGCGGCGATCTGTGCCTGCTGTGCCATTGCCTGCTGACGCTCAATCGAACTCATCCGCAGTGTGGCAGGTACACCCAGCTTGTCGCCGATGTAATCGACTGTCTCACCGTTGTTCAATGCCATCTGACCTTCAGGACCAAACGCTTCGGCAAGCTGCTTGAACTGCATGATGTTGCTGATCTCTTCCATGCTCTGTGCCATTGCCAGCGGAGCCACTGGTGACACCTTGACCTGCATACCGTTGACCTTCAACGGCATTACGATCAAGCCTTTCTCATCCATCACCTCAAGGATTTTGGATACCAAAGGAATCATGGTTTCGTTAATCAAGCGTCCGAAGGCAGAGCCAAGGTTTTGCGACAACTCCTTCATGCGCTCAACAACTTCGGTGGCCGACCGTGCCGACATATTGTCCGGTGGCAATGATTCATCTAGCAGGGTACGCTTGATGTTCTGACGCAGATCATTGATGACGATCTGGCTGACGTTGAAATCCCCAGCACGGGGCAATGCTTTGAGAGACTCGCCTTGCGGACCACCGTTTCTCGCCACAGGTATAACCGCACCGGGGATAATCTTCACTGTCTGCGGATTCAACACGCCATCATCTGCTGCGGTGTACACGCCACTGATTGCCAGTGATGCGTTCTTTAGCAGGAGTTCCAGTGTTTTGTTCAGCGTCTTGATGTCAGGCAACGCGGTAATTGCAGGACCACGGCCATAGATTTCACCAGCTACCTTCATATAACGGCTAACGACCCACGGGCTACGCTTTAGCAGGCGCTCATAAATCTTCTGCTTTGATTGCTCATGGATCACGCAGTAGTGGTATTCACCACGGCGATAGTCGTAGATGGTAGCTTCAACAAAGTCGAAATCGTCAGTCGGCTTGTCTTGAATCATCCGGGCAAGGTCGCCAGTAACTTTAGCTCCCTTCCATTGCTGGAAGACTGCCTCGCCTTTGATACGCATCATGCGGTAAACATTGTCTACCTGACCGTTCGCACCTTCCTCGTAGCTCACCAAAAACTGTGGCACAGGGGTAAAGTTGATCGGATTGTCATCATCGCCCGGCTGTACCATCATGACAGCGGTACCGATGGACAGGTCCAGCAAGAACTCGCCAATGACCATATCAAAGTTCGACTGCTTTAGGGCAGCGAACATCTTCTCTGTGTACTGGTCGAGTGCAACCTGTGCTTCGTAGCGACGGTCCTCTGGAATATCAGGACCCGGCTCTAGGCGGCACCACTTACGCTGCGGGGGGAAGACACCAGACTGCATCCGGTTCGCAAACCGTTGGATGGAGTTGATTGCGGTCGAGTCAAACACCCGTGCCATCTTTTTCTGGCCGGGGCTTTTGCCCTCGTATTCCCCACCGTAGAGGTTACGCTGGGGTAAGCAGAATTCGTAAGCGTCTTCGTACAAATCACGGAACAATTCTTTCTTCGCCCGTGCGGTCTTGTGACGCTTGATGATCTCTTCAACTGAGTAAGCCATTATTTTTTACTCGCTTCGTATCGTTTCAATAAAGCCCTGCCTTTTGCTGCCAGTTTTGCTGCGGCAGAACGGTCGCTTGGCACTGGTTCGCCCCATGCTTTTGCTGACAACGCCAATCTAGTTGGCTCTCCGCTGGGCTTCTTCATCGGGCCAGACGGATTGGTAAAGAATCTCGTCAAGAACGACCCCTTACGCCGCATCTTCTCTGGCGTATCGGCTGCACCTTTGACACCCGGCTTTAGGTTTGCGCCTTCTTTACGCTTGAAGTGCGCTCTGCCTGCGGCTGTCAAACCACCTTCAGGGTCCTTCAGCTTACTCATGTCGTCCCGTCAGTCCTTAAGATCACCCAGCAATCAATATCCGTGCTTCCATTACCAGAAGTAATCGATGGCTTAATAAACCGTGGCTCTGTTAGCAAAGTTTCTATCGAGTCAGCCGTCAGGATCATTGATCCAACGTCATGTTTCTTAGTAACAGCAAAGTTTGTACCGCTGTTCGAGCCGAGGATATTGAGGTTTGCGCTACCAGAAAAGCTACCGAAGCCATGAATTGTGATGTTGTGGAACTCATCGACCTGAAGCGCGGCACCATCGTCGCCCATCAGGAGACCTTCCCACTTGTAAATCCTTGCGTGTCGGTCGGCTGATACAAACTGCAATGCTCTAGTCGCCATTTTCTTCTTCCTCGTCTACTTTCGCAGCCCGCATCATGTCTTCTTTGTTGGGCTTCTTCCTACCGTTCTCTCTGGCAATAATCTGTGCCACTTTCTTTTGCAGGGCTGACGGCTTCTTCATCTCTTCTTCGTCGTCGCCATTCATCTCAAGTTCAATCTTTAACATCTCATTTCCCTTTCGCGGCTCTCATGTTGCTTATCAAAGTTAAGCCATACGACCCGCGTTCTTCGAGGTAATAAATGGCTGCCTTTAAAATTTCTACAGAATCTTTTGCCAAGCCTAAAACAGAGTTGCAAGGCAAACACAAAATACCACGGAACTCACCTGTAACATGATTGTGGTCAATCGCATAACCCCTTTTTCTATTTTCATAAACCATTAAGTCGGGCAATTCTTTTTTACAAATTGAACAACATCCATTTTGTTCGTCCCAAGCTTTTGAAAATTCGGAGTGAGTTATCCCATATTTATATTTTAAATGTTGCTCAAGTCTTTTTTTTGGAGTTCTGCTGTTCCAAGATTTTTTTTGTTTTTGTTTTTGACAGTCTATGCAGCAATATTGCCCTTTCCAAAAATCAGCAATTTGTTTTTCCTCGGAACAAACGGGACAAAACTTTTTCATTTTTTTGATGCCGCCAAGTTATCGACGAGATTTGGGTAAGGACGGCCAGCTTTCTTTGCCATCATCTGTGCTGCCTTCTTCTGCATTGGCGATAGCTTCTTCGGTTCGCCCAAGTCTTTAGGGCGTGGCTTATCCCAGACTTCTTTCATCATTTGCCTTTCTTCGCCATACCGGCTTCGGACATTGCAATGGCAATCGCTTGATCGCGTGACTTAACCTTTTGTCCGCTCGATGATTTCAGCTTGCCAGCTTTGTACTCGCGCATGACTTTGGCAACTTTGTTCTTCATCTTGTCGGACTTTTCCATTACATTCCTCCGAGCGTTGTCGTTTCACCGCCAAGGCCAGATTCCGCATTGAGACGCTCTTGTGACAGCAGTGTGCGTGATCCACGACGACGACGTAGTGCAAGGAAACGCTCTTCTGGTGCGGCAACACGGGCAGCAGGTTGTGACGCTTCTGCTGTTGTAGCGGCTGCACCACCTGTTGCAGTCGTTGCTTTTGTAGCAGCTGATGCTTTTTTGCTATCACCAAATACTGCTTTGCCTACAGTGGTAAAAACTTTACCAACGCCTTTTGCTACACCGCTCATGATTAGCTCCTTATTCCATTACGACCAATTGTGGTAGACCTGCCTCTGCGTCCATGCGCTCGGCAGACAGCAATGCGCGTTGACCGCCACGCCGTCTAGCTCTGGCTTGCGCTTGCAGGCGCATCGCCTCTTCTGTTTTCAATGCGGCAATCTCGTCTTCTTGCTTTTTAATTCGCGCTGCCTCACGCTCATTGGCTTGGCGCTGCATTTCCATTTGTGCGCGGACAGCCCGATCTGAGCCACCGCCAAATAATCCGCTCATGTTTGCCTCACAATACTCATCATGTAGAAATCAGCCTTATCTGTTCCATAGGCTTTTAAGATAGCTTCTTGCTTAAATCCAATAGCATTCGCCCATTTAACCGCTGCTTCGTGGTCGCACCTTACTGTAATCTGTTGCCGGTGTAAACCGTAGGATATCGCGCATATATCTATAAATGCTCTGCCGCCACGGGTCATGAATATAGGGTAGGCGCGTAGACGTTCATCTGGGATGAACCACATCTCGGCAACGCCCGGCCAAAGTGGCACCATACCGAACACGCCGACAGGTTGACCGTAGATCATGACGGTTGTGGCCTCCCCCATGTTGGCTTGAGCGGTCACCAGTTGCTCACGAGAAACGCTATCCCCAATACAAAGGATGTCTTTGTTGTTAGTATTTATGTAACTAACATGGTCTGGGGCGTAGGGCATAAAAATCGCCCCATTGGGGCGACGGACTTGTTCGTTTAAGTCGAAGGCAATCATGCGAAGACATCGAAGTCGCTGTTAGCGATGGTTTGTGCGGTGAATGTTCCTGTGGGCAGGTGGGAATTCTTGGTCATTCTGCGGTGTTCGCCGCCACCTAGTAGTAGATACCCGAATGCGTCGCCAACGTGGGAGTGTTCATTCTTGTTGGGTGCGTCCCGGAAGCGTTCTTGCCCTGCGCCAACTGAGATTCGCTTGAAATGGTAGCCACCGGCTAGGGATTTCCTAAGAAGTTTGCAGGATTTGTCCACACGCAGGCCGGGTTTACCGCCGATTAGGCGTTGCATGGGTGCGGCTGCGGCTTCTCGACGTACTTTAAAGTCGTTACTGGGGGTAGGTTGGGCGCGTAAACCCAGTGTTCGCAGGTGATCGAAGGCGGTGACTTCGTAAATAGCGTCACGTTGCATACCGGCGGGGTCGCCCCACACTAATACTTGGGCTTTTGGGTATCTGGCGTTCAGTTCCCCTAGTAATTGCTGGCCGAAACGCTCAAGGCCCATGTCGAAGGTGACGATTTCGTGCAGGATATTCCATGTACCTGCGCCTGTTTTCTGTCCGATGACGGCGGCTGGGGTCAAGCCGAAGTCAAGGCCAACGTGGATGGGCAGGCTGGAGTCGTAATCCAAGTCGGCTGACATCATATTGTCGTCGTACTCAGGCCAGACGGGTCGGCCTTCCTGCACATAAGTGTATTTACCTTCGGCGTAACAGCGAATCCAGTCTAGGTTTTTTCCGAGGAGCATTTGCTGGTAGTAGCCTGCTGGTAGATTGCCGATGTTTTCAGCTTTGCTATTCTTTTTCCACCACCTTCCTGCACTATAGATGCAATCGTTAGCTTCAGGATTTTCTGGAAGTTCTGCAACATCTGCTTCTTCGACTCCACCGGGTTGTCTGAAGAACTCCCATTTGAAGGCCCCACTCATTTTCTCCTTTTCTGCCAGTCTGAACCACCAATGGTCGTCATCCATTGGGTTGGTATCCATGATGATGCCGTGCCAACTTGCCCCACCATCACGTTTAGTCGGGTATCGTCCGACTCGGTGTGTCAGTCCATCGATGACTGCTTTGGGTAGTTCCCGTGCTTCGTTGACCCATGCACCGGTCAACTCCAACGACAGCAGCTTTCTGACATCCTTTGGCTGATCCAGTGCAAGGAAGATGACTTCGCAATCGATTCCAGCGGCACCTTCTCTCGCAGGCAGTCGGATGTGGTGGGTAATCGGTGGTGTCCATAGCAGTGGCCCGAAAGTATTTTCTGGGAACAGGTCAAGCCATGTCTTAATGGTCGTCGTCTTCAGCATTGGGTAGCTGTTTCGGACAATCGCAAAGCGGCTGTACTTAATGCCGTCAATCGGAGAAGGCTTTTGCTGCACGGCCTTCATCATGATCTCAGCGCAGCAAGCGTATGACTTGCCGGAGCCTACTGGCCCCATGATGCCGCGAACGAAAGCGTTAGACCGCAGGAATTTCCACGCCATTGGGCTGGTGGAAAAGTCTAAGTTCAGCCCGGTTACGGGCATCTCTTTGGTACCTGCTTCTTTAGTTTTGCTCACGGACTTCCTCTGCGTCGATGATCTCAGGGGCTTTGACGTTGATACCGATCACGCTCGGTTTATCGGAGTCTTCAACGGTATCTAGTAAGCCAGAGGCTTTAGCCAAGATGCGTAGTACACCCACTTTGTCGTACAGTTCGATGTCTAGTGTGCGTGTGCAGCCGCCTTCTTTGTCGTAGCGTTCGTTGACCTTGATGGACTTGATGGCTTGCTGGGCGTGTTCAGGGATGTCTTTGCTGGCTTTTACCTTAATGTTGCCGGTTTCATCCCACTCCATGATGTCGGTCAACTTGGTATTGGCGATGGTTAGCAGGGCATAGGCCACTGCTTCTCTGTTTTTAGCGATAGTGGTGGAGCCGCCTAATCGTTCTTGGATTCTGCGAACGCCGCCCCAGTTCTTAATCGATGGTATTTGTTTGCTTACAGACATTGTTATCTTTTCAAAAGTTCCATTCGCAAAAGATTCACAAACAAATTTTGTTGTGCAGTCGGCACTCCGCTACTAGGATCATCTGACAAAATCCTTGCGGCAATTGTTGCTTTCCTTTCGTCTTCGCTTGCGTTTTTATATGTGGTTGTGTCAAGAAACGCTTTTTGCTGATTTGTTAATTCAAAGTCCGGCTTAAACTCTGGCTTCCGCATAATAATTCTGCTGGCCTCATTTACTGCCACGGACTGATATTGTTCTGGTTTGAGATTTGAATATGGGTTCAAAATGACTTTGTTGTCTTCCGTTGCCATTCCGGCCACATTTGCGTTTTTCTTAAAGTATTCAAGCTCTCCGGCATAGGGCTTTCTCATTTCTATGCCTTTAGGCAAACGGATAAAGTTAAAGTCTTTGTCCATAATTTCCTCTTAAATATCATGCGTGTTAGCCCTCGTCTTTCCGAGGTGTCCGTGTAGTCTCACCAGTATAGGGGCCGGTTCCACACTGCCGCTGTTAGCAGGGAAAAACAAACAAAAAAACCTGCGCCACCTGCGGCTGGGCTAAACCCTGCTAGTAGCAGGATGTATTACAACTTGCTCCATAGCAACAGGTGGTACAAGTAACGCACCGGCCAGCATCGCAGTAAGTGTTATAGGTGCAGGTCGCGTAGACCAGAGGGGCTGTAATTGCCAGCCAGAGTGCGAACAGGTATTTCATATGGCTCCTTTCGGATTATCGGGTGGGGTACTCACTGTAACCCTTGACGACCTACAATTGATCGACACAGCTTTCCCCCGTATTTCAGAAACAGCTTTTCATACAGGATGACTCATAACAGCAGATTGAGCAACTGACGCACTTCTCTAGCGTACAGTAGTGTCGCCAAAAGCACTTCTCTAAAGTATCTGGCGGTGGCAGGCTTAGTGATATTGCTAACAGGTAGGTCATGTGGCTCCCCTTGGGGTTATAGGATGGGTACTCGCTCCATTACTGAACTTCTGCCGCGTGGGGGCATATGCCGAACAGTAAAATCCGCTTTCCCCCTGTCAATATATCAGAATGGGATTTCCTCATCCAGCGTGTCTTTTCTATCGCCGGGGGCATACCCATTGCCCTTATCTATACTGTGCTGGTTTATTGTCGGCTGTGCTGGGACCATCTTACCTAGAGACACATTAAAAAACGTATCCCCAGCTTTTGTCTTCTTTTCCCATGCTGACAGGTAAAACTCCTGCCCATTCAACTTCAATTTACCCGACCAGTCCGGGCTATCCTCATTCTTCTTTTTCTTGTTTAAAAACAGATTCCCACGGTTATCTTTTAACTCGTACGGAGTCACGTAATTAGTCATATAGCTCTCCAAAATATTGTTGCCGACAGTTGGCAACTGAGTATAATCTTAATCGTCTGTTTAGCGCCAGACTGAAAGCTTATTGATAAGGCCTTGCCTCCGAAAACTCCATCGGGGGGCGCTAACAAGGTCTTTTCAATGGGCTTTCCATTATGAAAACTCCCACCATCGGCCCGGTTCGTCTTTCGATGAGCTACGGCAAGCCTTCCATCTACAAAGACGCTGCCAAGAAAAAAAAGAAGCGTCAAGAAAAGGCTAAGAAGACACTTGCCAAACTAGCCAGTCAATCCCCTGAAATTCAAAAGCTCATATCTCAACGAGCTACTGCCATTTCAAAAAAGCAATCAAAGAAGGCAAAGCCTGTCAATTTAAGCAATGCGCCTATATACCAAAAAGGCATGGGTTCTGACTTCTATATCACTAAAGAATGGAGACAGCTTAGGTACTCCATCTTTGTAAAATATGGCAAAATCTGTATGTGCTGTGGCTCGAAGGATGGCTACTTACACGTAGACCACATCAAGCCACGTTCCAAGTTCCCAGAGCTGGAGCTTGAACCAAGTAATCTGCAAGTCTTGTGTGAGGCTTGCAACGTAGGTAAATCCAATCTGGATCAAACCGATTGGAGAAGGTAGAAACAAGTATCCGGGCGTAAGGAGTCGCGCCCTCAATGGCATGAGATATACATTTGGCCCAACCGTGAAGAACGGTACCACCCGAAAGGGAAGACTGGGTCGGAAGCAATAAAACGGTACGCACCTAACGGTAATACGGCCTGAGCTTCCCTAGTGGCTACACACTAGATGCTAAACGGATACTGGAAGACATTTGCAAAGCCATGCAAATATCTACGACTCCCTTCGCACGTCTGTAGCTTTCGTAGCCAACCTAGCCTCAACCTTCCCACTGCCGGGCCAGCGCCCATCCCAGAGGAACCGAGACTCCCCATTTTATATAATTAAAAGTTCTAAACCTCCCTCGGTTCCGGGCCGATACCTTATAAAAAAGGCAGTGGAACAAGGCCAAAACCAACCTGCAAGCGGAAAAATCTGGGGAAAAATTGAGTAGGGTCCCCACGCCCACATACCTACGGTAGGGGGGGAACATGGTCCCTTTTCAATATGGCATCAATTGCCTGCCTGCGAAATGCACTGATTCTATGCGGTGGCTCACGGCTAGTGCCTGCTACAGAAGCAAGAGTAGCCCTCACGATGTCGTCAAGTACAGGCACTGTCACCCCTGCCGCAGCTAACTCAGCAATGACTACCTCATCCTCGGGCGTTGCTAACCTGCTAAAACCTGCTTGTCGATTGAGAGATATCCATCTTGCGATATATGCTTTTGTTACTAGCTCTCCCTCATCCTTCCTGCTTGCCGTTACTGCAACATTGTTAAACGGTTCTTTATCCTGATTTAACAATTCGATGGTTTCCTTTTCTTTCCAAGCTTGCAAGGTAGGCGGCAAGTCTTCGAACTTGATCGAGTCCATCAAGTTACTATTTGACAATGTTTCATCATAGACAACCCTGATGATCTGCGCTGTCTTGCCATAGCTGTGATTCTTGACTACTTTGAAATAACCTAGTTCTCTCAAGATTCTTATCTGCCTGCCTGCCGCTTGCCTGCTAACTCCGAGGGCTTTGCCTACGTTGGCATGGCTCGGCCAGCACAATCCTGCTCTGTTGGCATAGCTGCATACTGTTAGCAGTACGCGCATGGCCGCTGGCTTAATCCTTCTGTCTGCTGCTGCTCTGATCGGCACAATCGAATACTTACGCAAGTCTTGCGGCCTGTGTTGCTTAATGATCGGTTCATCCGGTAGCTCAAAGCTTTGCATTAGTTATCATCCTGCTAAGTTTATCTTCAGTACTCTCTCTGCTGCGGTAGTACTCTCTCACTGCCGCTTCAACGATACTCACCCTTGACCTGCGTTGATCTGCCGCAAGCTTGTCGAGCATCTCGCGTATCTCAGGACGCAACCTCAATAGAGTAGCCTTATGTGCCATTGGCGGAATCTATCACAATGCAGGCAATGATTAAAATATATTACTTGCCATTTGCCAAGCAATGCCTATACTTAGTTCCGCATCACTTGATAAACGTCAACCGAAAAGGAAACGACATCATGAAAACACTAATCGAAATCGCTATCGAAAAGCTTCAGAAGCACGGATACAAAGCAGAAGTATCGGGACTAATCGGCGGCTGGATTAACGTGACAGAACCGGCTGTAATTCGTTCAGGTGGTCAACCCGACAGAATCGTAAACGATATAACTACCATCCATCACACCAGAGTGTGGGATTT